TTATCAAACAAAGCACCTGTTTCATAAATGTATGTTTCAAAATACAGTGCTCTATTTCTAATACTCTTAACTGTTACCCAATGACCTTCACAGAGCTCTCCATGACCTTTTTGATGGTCATAGAGATACTCTTTCTTAATATAGACTCTAATGGGAGGAACATTAGCAACTAAAAAACTCATATCTTACACGCCTCGCAATCTTCTTCGTCTGTTAATATTTCGGGTTGAACCAAAGGTTCAAGTTTTTGTTCTTCATCACCATCTGTTTTACTATCATAAGTGTTATGATAATAAGATGTTTTCCAACCGTACTTATATGTGTTTAACAAATCTCTTGCCATCTCAGATATAGGTACTTCATTGTTTTCATAATGTTCAGGATTATATGACCAGTTGCCTGATATAGCCTGGTCAAAATATTTTTGCATAATTGAAACAATATTTATATAACCCTCTTTTGTTTGTTTATCCCATAACAAAGTATAATTATTTTTCAAGTAAGGGAAACCTGGAACTATTTGTTTCAAAGGACCCTTTTTAGATTTCTTAACTGATAAGTAATCTCTTGGTGGTTCAATGCCATTTGTTGCATTAGATACTATCGAACTACTTTCTGACGGCATCTGTGCAGACAAAGTGCTGTGTCTTAAACCAAATGTTTTGATATCTTTTCTTAACTTTTCCCAATCATAAGATAGTTTTCGTTTTACGATATCATCTACATCTTTTTTATATGTATCAATCGGAAGAATTCCATCAGCATATTTTGTTCTATGAAATAACACACATTTACCTTTTTCTTTAGCTAATTCATTACTAGCTTTAAGTAAATAATATTGAAAAGCTTCTGTGGTTTCATCTATAATTTTATAGGCATCTTTATCATCATACTTTACTTTACATTTAGCTAAGTAATGTGCTAGACCAATATAACCAATACCTAAACTTCTTCTAGTCTTTGTAGATTGTTCTGCAGCTAATACAGGATATTTTTGATAGTCTATTATTTCATCTAGTGCTCTAACAGTTAAATCACATAAACTCTCTAAATCATCTATGTATTTAATATTACCTAAGTTTATTGCAGAAAGTATGCATAGAGCAATCTCACCACCACCATCTATGTGTTGTAATGGAACCGTTGGTAAAGTAATCTCTTGACAAAGATTTGACATATAAATCGGGTCTTTGAAAGAACTATGAGTATTACAATGGTCTATATTCATTATATAAATTCTACCTGTTTCAGCTCTTTCTTTTAAGATTGCTGTAAATAAATCTTGTGCTTTTATTTTTTTCTTTTTAATTGTTTTATCTTTTTCATACTTTTCATATAGAGCGTCGAAATCAGGTCCACCAAAAGCTCCATAAAGGTCCACAGCGTCATGAGGACTGAAAAGGGTAATATCATCATTATTAATAAACCGCTTATAAAATAGTTCAGATATTTGTATCGAGTAATCGAGTTTCCTAACACGGTTGTCCTCCGTTCCTTTATTATTTTTTAAAACTATAATATCTTCTATCTCTTGGTGCCATATCGGAAAGTGAACTGTTGCACTACCACCACGAACACCGTTTTGAGTACAACACTTAACTGTTGCCTCAAACTTTTTTAGAAAAGGTATAACACCTGTATGCTGAACTTCACCACCTCTTATTCTAGAATTGATACCTCTTATTCGTCCCGCGTTGATTCCAATTCCAGCCCTCTGAGCGACATAGCGACCAATGGCCATATCACTAGAGAAAATACTAGGTAGAGTATCATCAGAATCAACCAACACACAGCTAGCAAACTGACGAAGAGGAGTCCGAACACCTGCCATAACGGGCGTCGGTATGTTGATAAGATGTTTTGAAATCGCATTGTAATATTTTTTAACATAAGTCAGCCTCGTTTCTTTCGGATAGTTTCTAAACAATGTTGCAGCAATCATCATATACATAAATTGTGGAGTTTCAAAAATATCACCTGTTGACCTATCTTGAACAAGGTATTTGTCTATGACTTGTCTTAACCCTGCATATGTGAATAGATAATCTCTTTCATGGTCTATCATTAAATTTAGTTTATCAATCTCTGCAGGTGTATAATCATCTAAAAATTGTTTGTCATAAACACCTTTATCTACACATTTTTTCACATGAAACATAAAAGTAGGATGGTCCCAAAGTTTATGAAATAATTGTTTTCTTAATGCGAATAATAATAATCTTGATGCAACAAATTGATAGTTAGGGTTGTCTAGTGTAATTAGATTATTTGCTGAATTGATTAATATTTGTTGTATCTCATCAGTAGTTATCCCATCATAAAATTGTATTCCACTTTGTATCTCAACTTGTGATTCAGATACACCTGACAAGCCTTCACATGCGTGGCCAACCATTTCGTGTACTTTATCTATATTAAGAGGTTCAATACCTCTGCCGTTTCTCTTTTTTACATTTATATTTTCAGACAATATAATCCTCCTAACAAAGTTTCCAATCGTTGACTTTTTGTAATGCTGATAGTTTAGTATATGTGTTATTATCTATAATAGTTTTAATTTCCACGGTAGTCAATTTGCTAGAGATTACCATATCGTTTATATCTTTTTCAGAAATATTTTTTGGCCATACACAAATATTAAATCCAGCATCAATAACTTTATACATCTTATCAACAATTTGTTTATTTCTTGGTTCATTATCGAATACTATGGTTGTATTCTGTTTAGACATACTCATCATGTCCGAACCTGCTACTGCTAAACTGTTTGGGAGGAACAAACTATCTAACGGACCTTCAACAATATAAATATGTTCGTTTAAATTTACTCTATCTAAACCAAATACACTTTTCTTTCTAGTGTCAATTTTTATCGTGAAGTATCTAGGATTTTCTTTACCGAAAGAACGACCTTGATAAGCAAACATTTTACCATGAACATCTAAAAAAGGTATAATCAATCTAGGATGGTCGTTTACAATATTAGGAAACTTATTAGGTACAATAGAGTTAGTCCACTTCATAAACTTATCACACAAATATAAGTTCTCAAAATGTTCTCTCGGTATTTTTCTATCTAATAAAAATTTATAGGATGGGTGATTTTCTAGTTCAGAAAACTTTTTTAATTCTTTTAATTTTTTATCATCAAACTTTACAGGTTTAAATTTAAAATCAGGCTTTGGTGTATTGGTATCATTAGTCTTGTATCTAGCCATCACATATTCTTTATAAAGTGATGGGTCTAAACTTTTTATTAAGTTACCTAATGACTGACCAATACCACAGTTATGACACTTATAGAATAAATCATTTTTTACTCTATACACATAACCCCTAGCCTTCGACTTATTCGTTTTAGAGTCACCACAATGTGGACATCTAAAATTAAACAAATCTTCCGACTTCTTCTTAAATCGTTCTAACTTTGGAGATAATAATAAAATATACTGACGGTCAATGGTGGACATAATATGGTATATTATATCACACAATCAGTAAAAAATCAAGTAAGATTAATCTTGTTTAAAAATTGGTCGATATCGTAGTCTGTATTCGATTTTTGACGGAACATCGTGTTTTTCCCTAGCCCACTCCCAATCATGTTTTGGGTATTCGGACCTGATAAAACGCTCCATAGGAGGATATTCAGTATCACCAAGATGAAACATATCGCCAATATATTCGAGTATTTTTGTAATAGCATTTCTCATTTCAATTTCCTTTCGGAAATATTTAGTCAAAACGCGTATGATTTTATTATATATTAAATGAACAGGTGATATGTGTTTTTGAGATACTTAAAAATTGAACCAATTATCTTCCATCTTACCAATTAGAAAAGCGGCGAGTCCGAACGCACCTAGGATTACCCATCGCCACCTTTCTAACGGCATTACTCTTTTATCAAGAGTATCGTTAATAGTCTGTATTGCCTCTCGTAGTTCTTTACTTTGACTATTAATTCTTGTGTGAAGTTCTTTTATATCATTAGATATTTCTTGTCTTCGAACCTCAATTAAATCTGCAAGTTGCTCATCAGCACTTTCAGTCTTTGAAATCTTTTCTTCGTGAACAGCTAACATAGATTTTAAATCACCTGATACATCTGTTAATTTTTCAATAGCTTTATCTAGTCTACCGTGAATTGCAGACATGGCTTTTAAATCAGCTTGAACTATGGCTAAATCTTTCGTAAGTTCTCTAACTGTTTTTCTTGTTTCACCGTTTCCGTTACTTATCGTCACCTTCGTAATACTCCTTATACGATAAAATTATTTGTCTTTGTTCTGCTAGTTTATTTCTAATTTCAGCAAAGTTTAAAGCTAACTTTTCATAACCCTCGTCAGTAACAGCGAAGAGAGCATAATCACCACTACTACTTTTAACTTTTTCAAACACTTCATCTGCATTGTCTTTAGTAATGATAATCCAATTGACATCTTGCAGGCTCAAAGGTAGGGGAGCAGGTAAATCTAAAGGTTCCCTTTTTTTTTCTATTTTGTAGTTAGATATTTCTTTGACTGCTAGTCCTGCACACCCGTTAAGGAGTAGGCCAAAAACTAGGACACTCGCGATTAGGCGTACCATTTAATTCTTCCTCTGTTAATGGACTTCCACTAGCTATTTCAACACATCGTTGAGCACTTTTAGAAGCATTGTTAATAATCTTTTCAACTAGACCAGGTTTGTTTTCGGCTAAATTACCAATATCATGTTTACCTAATCTCTTTGCCAAGTCTTCTTTATCTTTTAGTAATTTTTTATTTTCTTCTTCTATTGTATTTAAAGTATTTCGTATTTTTTCAAAATCTTGTTTTTGTTGTTCTATAACCTGACTACTCTCTTCGATAGCAGATTCAAGTTTTACTTGATTTGTTTTCAGTATAGCATTATCTTTTTGTAATTTGTTCACATACAGATATCCACCGCCTGCACCTAACAAAACAATAAGAGTTAAAATAATCTTAATCTGAAACATCTTCTACCATCTTCTCACGGCACAGACGATAATATGTAGTGATATCATGGATTCT